GTTGTCGGCACTAATTTAACATCTGCGCTCGCACCTACCACGACGATTGAGACTCCTTCAGCACGGATAGAGATTAACGACCTAGACGCGGTTGTTGGGTCGGCCCAACCACAATACGGGGTAACAAAAGACTACTCAACACTTCTGAGGATATCGGAGGGTGTTTCAGCAAACACGATGCCTCTCCTTGCCGCTGGAGTCACAGAGAGTTGGTCTCCTATCGTACAGGCCGCAAAGTCTGAGGCTTTGAAAGTCGGAATCGGCCAGACACCGAGTTACCTCCGAGAGTCTGAAGCAGTTGGGGGTCTTCGTACACAAGTATCAGGTTTTCAATCGGGTAAAAGTTATTTGCGAGAACCGACAGGTGTGTACCGGGAAGTATCGGACGATGAGCTCGGGGATTACCCAGCAAGTGCTATTCTTAGTGCGCGTGAAGCCGCAGAAAGAAACCCTTTAGGCTACATTGGACCCGATACTAGAACACCGGGCGGACAGCTAGCTAAAGCAGGGGTCGGGGTACTCAATGCATTTATGCCGGCGACTTCACTAATGACAATGATGTTTGGTGAAGTTCTCGAGACTCCGGCAGGAACACCCTACGCAACAGGGTCTGGTTTAGGCAAAGTAGTCGCACTCAACAACTACCGGACTATGTGGGACACCCACGGTAAAATGGAAGCTGGAATTCCGGGTAATTTCGGAATGAAGATCGGGAATAGTTACGTGACTTATCAGGCCACTGATGGTCTTTTTGGCACGGGAATTAACGGCGCAAAAGTCGTCGGGCGTAACATAAACGCAGAACAGTTCCAGAAAATGTACGCAACACAACTCGGGTACGATTATAGGACTGTTGATTTTAACAACTCAAAAGCAGGCGAGCTAAACGGGGAACGGCTCCAAGGTTTTTCAGATGGTGTCGGGGGGTTCTCTGCGGCAACAGGAGAGTTTGTTGATTCTAGAGGGCGAACTTATACAGACCTCAACAGAGATCAGGTAGAAGACTACGTAAATTCTCTTTCGTACAGTCCTTCTCAACTTGCAGGCGCTCTCAACGCTCTAGAAAGTAAAAAAGAAACCGCAAAGACCTCCTTTTTTGGTGCAGAGTACAAGCAACAAACTTACCAGATGGCTATCGATGAAGTTCGCGGCCGGATGCAAGAGGCCGAAGATCTCGTTGCGGCGTTGAGCCCAGAAGAGTATGGCTTGGCGATACAGCAAGTCCAGAGACAGTACGGTTCACGTTTAACTCCAGAACAAATACGAGAACAAGGGTTAATTGTCAACGTCCTCGAATCAAGTCTTTCTCCGGGAGCAACCAAGTGGCGTACTGTCGTTGATCCTGTCACAGGAAAGGTTAACCGGTACAACTTTAATCTTGAACCGGAGCCAGAAGTTAGTACAGGGCCTGAGGTCGGGACTTCTGTTGTTGGTGGAACAACGTACACAACAGTTTCTGGCGGAGACGGGGGAGGTAGAGACTCTTCATCACCAAGTTCTGGAAGATCGAGTACGTCGGAAGCGGCCGCTTCTGAAGATGCGCATAGCCCAGACTCATCGGATACGTACTTTGCGGAAGGAGGCCGAGTTCGTGGAGCGACCGGCATGGTGGCCGTAGATTCTCCAGAAAATAAGGACCAGATTGGCCCTGTTGGATTTGTCAATGGTCGAACTCCGGAAGAAACAACAGAAGCTGATACCGTTAGGGATGATGTTGAAGGAGCTGTTCCTGAAGGTACTTTTGTAATTAACGCAGTTGCTGTAGAGCGGTATGGAAGTTCAAAAATTCGTAAGCTTCTCCTTTCTGCTCTAAAAGAAGCTGAAAAACAAGGGATTGACATTTCTGCTACAGACGGTACAATTACCGATGAGGATTCTGTTTCTGTAGCAGTATCTGAAGGTGAAGTTCTCGTTCCCCCTGTTTTAGTTCGTATTATCGGGTTGCAAAAACTCGAGAGTATTAACGCTCTCGGACAAGAAGAAGTAAAAGAGAGGGTTGAGGAATACGGACAAGCGGAGACTTCTGAACCCGTCGAGGGTGAAGCTCCGATACAGGCTTCCGTAGACGGGGGCTTTATTGAACGCCAAAAAAAGTTTGATGGGGGATCTCTATACAAAGCTATCCCTACAAACGTAAGGCTTCTCGGAGAGTTTATCGCTGGTAAAGACACTCCTATCACAGAGAAAGATTTTACCCAAGAAGAACTTAAGGCAATGTCGGACGCTGTTGAGCGAGCAAAATCTCGAAATGCAGAGCACGAAGCAGAACTGAAACGTCGCATTGAGGCAGGAACGCCGTTTGTAGAAAAAGTTCTCGATAAAGCAGGTAACATAGGGTACGTAGACTATCGCGGAAATATCGTACCGCGAGAACAGCTACGGCATATGGATAACCCAGAATTTCAACAAGAAGCTCTTGAAGTTTTACGTAATCAATTAAAAACTTACGAAGACACCCGCAACAAAACATCTGTAAGAAATTACTACGTAAGTGAAGTCGCAAATCCCGGCGGGGCAATGGAGTTGCTAAAAATACTAAACAACCCCCTGTACCAGTTGCAGACAACTCTCGGAGAATATCGTGCCACAGAAAATAATAGTGGTACGGTAATTGACGATGAGTATAACTTCAACACCCGCGAGTTGCGGGAGATGATCGGAAAAGATGAAGTAGAGTTCATCGATATTCTTAAAAACTTAGATACACCTCAGCTTGCGGCAGAACTATTTGCTCGATACATGCAACCCACGCACAAGCGAGACGTAAATATTAAAATACCAAAGTCAGGTGACAGTTTTATAGATATTCCACCTGAGTTTGAGTGATTTAAGCAACGGCTACCCCGTTTCGACGGGCCCCGTGTAATCAACCTACGGCTACCCTCAGCCATGAGGCCCCGTGAGATAGGAGAATAAAATGGCAAAACCAAAAGGGCATCGCGCTAATAAAGCAAACGATAGTTTCGGAACTGTTAACAACCAAAACCTTTATCGAGGTAAATACAGAGAAGAAGTCTATCAGGATGACGACGAAGAAACAATGGTTGCTGAGGACCCCTCAGAAAATGAGGCTACTCCTGAAGGTAATGCAAGTTTCGCTGAACCCCAAGAAGGTTCGGACACAGACTACAAAAAGCGTTACGACGATCTAAAACGTCACTACGATTCTAAACTTGACGAGTGGAAGCAAGAACGAGAAGAACTTGCAAATGCTCAACAAGCGGGTCGAGACAGCGGACTAGACATGTCACAACTTCCTAAGACTCCAGAAGACTTGGCGAAGTTTAAGCAGGATTATCCTGATGTTTACGCAATTGTAGAAACTGTATCCTCACTTCAAGCGGAGAATAGACTCAAAGACTTGAAGGATGAAGTGGAGACGTTAAAAGGTCGAGAGAAAAAGATGGAAGTTCAGTCTGCTTATAAAGAGCTACTGAATGCCCACCCAGACTTTCAAAACCTTAAAACAGACGAAAAATTCTTGACGTGGCTAGATGAACAGCCAAGTTCTATCGCAGACGGTATTTACAAGAATAACACTGATTCTAAATGGGCTATTCGTGTTGTCGATCTTTATAAGGCGGACACAGGCGTTTCTATAAAGAAAAGGAGAAATGCTTCAGATGCTGACCCGGCCGCAGTGGTAAAGACATCTACTGTGAAGGATGTGGTCGGGGAGTCGTCCGGAGATAAAAAAATCTGGAAGGCTTCAGAAATCGGTCGTCTAAAACCGTGGCAGTTTGAAAAGCTAGAAGCTGAAATTGATTCTGCTCGTGCTGAAGGACGTATCGACTATTCATCATAACTTTAACAACCTAACTATCTCATAATAAGGAAGGGTAACAACATGGCTTTTAATAGCGCATCAGGTTATAACAACCTGCCTTCAGGTAACTTTACTCCTGAGATTTTTTCTCAGAAAGTCCTGAAGTTTTTCCGTCGTGCCTCTGTCGTAGAGGATATCACAAACACTGATTATGCAGGTGAAATCGAAAACTACGGTGACACAGTCCGCATCATCAAAGAACCTACAATCACTGTATCTTCTTACTCACGTGGTGCTGTGGTAAACCCACAGGATCTTGCTGACGACCAGATCACAATGATTGTTGACCAAGCGAATGCTTTCGCGTTCAAGATCGACGACATCGAAGAGCGTCAGTCACACGTTAACTTTGAAGCGTTGGCTACATCTTCAGGTGCGTTCTCCTTGAAGCGTAAGTACGATGCTAACGTCCTCCAAGCAATGGTTGACGGTGCTGGTAACACAGGTACTGATTTCGGTACTGTCGGTGCTCCAATTAACATCTACACAGCGGCAACCAAAGGTGACACTGCTGTTAACTTGATGTTAGCAATGGCACGTGCAATGGACGACCAGTCTATTCCAGAAGAAAACCGTTTCTTCGTCGCACCTCCTGCTTTCTACGAAGCTTTGTTTGGTGCGGGTGCTAAGTTCGCAGAAGTACAGGTAACTGGCGACGGAACTTCACCATTACGTAACGGTCTCGTCATGCAGGGCAACATTGCAGGTATGGCTTGCTACAAGTCAACTGCGCTGAACAACTCTGGTACTGACGTTGTGACTATCACTTCACAGGACACTACAAACGACTTCGTAGTTCTTGCGGGTCACATGTCTTCTACAGCGACTGCATCGCACATCGCTAAGACAGAAGTTGTCCGTTCAACTGACACATTCAGCGACATCGTTCGTGGTCTTCACGTATTCGGCCGCAAGGTCTTACGTCCAGAAGCCCTCGTACAAGGTGTTGTTGCAACTGCCGCTTAAGGGAGACTAAAAAATGGCCGGAACATATTCCGTAACTGGTAACTCTGTAAATATTTCAGCAGGTACCAACACATACGTTCAAGAAGCAGTTCTTGATTTTTCTACAACTAACTTGGGGGCTACAGAAACAATTGACGTTTTCCAAGTTCCTGCTGAAACTGTCGTTGTTGCGGCAGGTATTCAGTTAATCACCGCATCTGGAAATGCAGGCGAGTTAGACTTGGGTGATTCCGAGTTAGCAACAGCTTACGTTGACAGTCTTGATGCAGACAGCGCAACCGCAGAGTTAAACTCTGTAGGTGGCGGTAAGCTGTACATCGCGGCTGATGAAATCTTGTTGACTGCTACAACTGCGGCTTTCGATGGTAAAGTACGTGTAGTTGCTGTCATGGCTCCTTTGGGTCTCAGCACTAAGACTGGCGAAGCTTTCGCCTAAGTAAGTCGGGGCCTTCGGGCCCCTTCTTTACGTGAACATCTTACGGGGTGTTGACATAAAGAATTTCATAATATAGAATCCGATCAAGCCCGCCGGGGGTATACACACTATGGCAGACTCGAAGAAAAAAACCCCTAAGAAGACACGTGGTACTACTGCTTCAGGTTCAAAACCAAAGAATGCAAAGTTGTATGCACAGGTAACTCGTGAAGCTAAGAATAAATTTAAGGTCTGGCCGTCGGCATACGCAAGCTCATGGGTAGTTAAGACCTACAAATCTCGCGGGGGTACATACTCCTAATGGCAAAAACGCAAGGTGGGTTAACCAAGTGGCACAACGAAAACTGGCGTGACATTAAGACAGGTAAACCTTGTGGACGTCAAAAGGGTGAGAGTAGAGACTACCCTGCCTGCCGGCCAGCCGCAGTTGCCTCAAAAATGACGAAAGGTGAAAAAGCCGCCGCTTCTGCAAAAAAGAAAGGTCCGGACAGAATCGAGTACGCTGTTACTGCAAGTGGTAAGCGCAGACAAGCCGCCGCAATGGGTGGCTATACACAGAGATGGAGCAAAGCACGTGGCGGTTGAATATAGAGGAATGACATTCCCCGGATACAACAAACCAATCCGTACTCCCAAAGGACCTAAGAAGTTTGCCGTGCTGGCAAAAAAGGGAGATAAAGTCAAGTTGGTAAGATTTGGCGATCCCAAGATGAGTATCAAGAAAGACCAGCCCGCTAATAAAAAATCATACTGTGCTCGGTCTTCGGGCATCAAGGGCACCGACGATAAGTTCAGTGCAAACTATTGGTCACGTAAGAAATGGAATTGTTAAACGCATGATGAAATACGACATGACAGCACTGGAAGATCAACTCATTGACCACGAAGGTCTCGAGCTCAAGCCTTACCAGTGTACAGCAGATAAGTTGACCATAGGAGTTGGTCGCAACATCGAAGATCGTGGTATCACGGAAGACGAAGCACGTTATCTTCTGAAGAATGACATCAAGATCGTAGAAGATGAACTTCTTGAGAAAAAACCCGTGGTTGCTGGACTTGATGCTGTTCGTCAGCGCGTCCTTGTTGACATGGGCTTCAATCTAGGTATCCCGACACTTCTCAAGTTCCAGAACATGTGGGCCGCAATCGAGGAAGAAGACTTCGAGCGGGCGGCAGAAGAAGCTATGGATTCCCGTTGGGCAAAGCAGGTAGGTCGTCGGGCCGAAAGACTGTGTCAGGCAATGGCTACAGGTGAGTGGGTCTAAGTGGCCGTAAGTAATAACGTAACCACTAACAGCCGTTTTAAGACTGTTAACCTACGCTGTGATACGGATGAAGCGGTAGAGACACTGTATACGTGCCCCGCCAACTGTCGCGCCCACATGTCGATGTTACACCTTGTCAATGCCGGCGGTACTGTGACTGTTGATGTAGAGTTTAACCGCTCTGCCGCAACCCAAGCCGCTCTCGGTGTTGACGCGAGTGTACACATTCTCGGCGGAAAGAACATGAGTACCGGGGACTACGTTCAGTTTCTCGGTGCCGTGATGGTCTTAGAACCGGGGGATACTGTCACAGTGACTGCGGATGGTACAACCCCCACTGTCGACGTAATCGCTACCGTCGAAGAATTCTTCGTAGTCCCCGGATAGTAATAAAACATAGAGGTAAACAATGGCTATCACAACTGCAATGTGTACGAGTTTCAAGCAAGAAATTCTTGGCGGCGTACACGATTTAGATACAGACGTAATCAAACTTGCTCTCATCAAGCAGTCCCCTTCTGGGACCTATGGTGCGGCAACAATAAACTACTCTCAAGTAACGACGGCCTCTGACGAAGCTTCCGGTACAGGGTATAGCGCAGGTGGGAATGTTCTCGGTAGCGCGGCTATTACCATCGATGGCACTACAGCCGTTGTGGATTTTGCTGACACAACTTTTTCAAACGCGACGGTAGCGGCAGACGGCTGTATTATCTATAACGCAGATCAAGGAAACAAAGCAATCGCTGTGATTGACTTTGGTGGTACGATCCTATCTTCTGCTGGTGACTTCACTATCACATTCCCTGCGGCGGCATCTGCTACAGCTATCATCCGGATCGCTTAATCTATGTCGTTTTACGATGGTGCGGACGCTTTTTACGGAACCGGAACCTACGGGTCGGCTCGGTATGGCGTTGTCATTCCTACCTTTAATATTTCTGGAGTTTCCGGAACTGGACAAGTAGGTAGGTACTTTAGAGGTGTACAAGGTACTGGTTCTGCTGATTTTATTGATTCAGCACTAACAGAGCCAACCGAAGTTACCCCGGCAATGACGGGAGCGATAGGCACCGTTTCCTTTATCGCATCAGTTCGTATAACATTGAGTTCTGCTCTAGGTACAGGTGTAGTCGCCCGACCAACAGTAACGGGAGACGAGTTTGATTTTGAAGCAACAAGAACTCTGTACGACCGCAAACGTCTAATCTACATTCCTGCCCGTCCATCATCAGCGCAAAGAACAATTAAGGTATCGTAAAATGGCATACCAATGGCCCTTCAAAGACCCGGATGAGACATTAGATTACAGTATTGATTGGTCCCGTTACCTCGGGGGCGCAACTTTATCTACAGTAGTTTGGTCTGTTAAAACTCCAGTCTACACGACAGATACGACGCTAGCTTCTGGACAGGATCTCACGACAGCTACTTCCGGAGCTACGACAGATAGCATCCAAAATGTTTCGCAAACAAATACGAATACAGTTGCAACAATTAACCTCGCTGGCGGTGAAGCTAACCGTGAATACACTTTTACGTGTACGATTACTGATAGCACGGCCACGGTAACTCAGCGTGTTGTGAAACTCAAGATCAAGGAGCGATAGACTAGAATGGCGTATAACTACCTAGGTCTCACAAATGATGTCGCCCTCCGGTTAAATGAAACACAACTCACGGCGAACAATTTTTCAACATCAACAGGGTTTTACTCCGCAATGAAAGAAGGGGTAAACGCTTCGATACGTCATATCAATCAAGCACACTTTTTCTGGCCCTACAACCACGCTTCACAAACAGACACCCTCACAGGAGGAGTCTCACGGTACGCTCTTCCAGAAGATGCAAAGTATGTTGACTTCGGTTCTTTTAGACTACGACGTAACCCGAGCTTAAATGTTAATGAAGGCAGACGTCTTAATCAATTAACGTACTCTGAGTACCTCAGTCTTTACATCGATCAAGAATACGAGACGGATGCTACCAAAGGTGGAGTCCCGCGAAATATTGTCCGGACACCAGATCAGGAGTACATTGTTGTTCCGATGCCCGATGTTGCGTACGAGGTTGACTACGAGTATTACGCGACTCCTGTAGATCTTGAACTGTATGACGACGTACCTACAATTTCAGAACAGTTTAGGCACGTAATCGTCGACGGGGCTATGTACTATGCGTATATGTTTCGTGACAACATGGAGATGGCGAACCTCTCCCAATCAAAGTTTGAAAACGGAATCAAGAATATGCGTACGATTCTTGTGAATGAAAACGTATACTTCCGGAGCTTTTAAAAGATGCCAGATCGTTGGCTTACTTTCCCTGTTGAATTCTCGGGTGGTTTAATAACTAATCTGTCTCCCCTGCAACAGGGAATCAACTATCCGGGCTCTGCACAAGTCATGCGGAACTTTGAACCGTCGGTAGATGGTGGATATCGTCGTATCGAAGGATACTCAAAGTGGGACAGTACCGTCCTGCCCGGTAGTGGCTTTGTGCGAGGTGTTGTTGAGTTTGAGCAGAGCGTTTTTGCGGCGCGAGGGTCACACCTTTACTTCTCCGGCGGGTCCGGTTGGACTCAAGTCACAGATAACGCAACCTACAGTTCTTCCGGGGTCACTCTTTCTGGAACAGGAAAGGTACGTTTTGCGAAACATAAGTTTGGCTCAAATGACGTCTTAGTACTTACTGATGGATTAGGCAAGCCTTTCAAGTGGGACGGATCTACTTTTGCACAGATTACGACCGCACCAACCGAGGTTAACGGGGCAGGATTCGTAACTAACCACAAAAGCCACTTGTTCTTTGCCCAAGACAATATTGTAACTTTTACTGCACCATTTAGTGATACAGACTTTACACCAGCGTCAGGTGCAGGTACAATAGTATTTGATACTGCTATCACTGACATGGTGTCGTTCCGCGAACAACTCATTATTTTTACAGAAAAATCTATTGATGTTCTTGCGGGATCTACCATTGCAGATTTTGCTTTGCAACCGGTCACAAAAGATATCGGTGCGATTGTTCCTGACACCGCCCAAGAGATTGGCGGAGATATTATGTTTCTCGGGCCTGATGGGCTAAGACTCTTGAGTGCTACAGAGAGAAACAATGATTTTGGATTGGCTGTTGTTTCTAAAAACATCCAACCTACTATGACACAGTTTATCGGGCAATCCACATCTTATTCTACTGTTGTTGTACGAGGAAAGTCTCAGTACCGCCTCCTCGGATCTAATGCGAGCTACACTGACAACGCCTCACGTGGAATTATAGGAACTCAATTCGCGGGACAAGGCGGAGAATCCATGCAGTGGTCTGAGACACGTGGGATTAACGCCTACGTAGCCTCGAGCTCCTTAAACAACACAGAAGAGTACGTCCTCTTCGCAAATGATGACGGGTACGTTTACCGAATGGAAGACGGAAACAGCTTTGATGGTACCAACATTATCGCTAGTTTTAAAACTCCAGAGCTTCCCATTCAAGACCCGTCTACACGCAAAAGTATGTACAAGATGAAGCTTTTTGTTGACCCTCAAGGTGGTTTTACATCTGAGTTATCAACAGAGTACGACTACAATCAAGCAAATGTCGTACAACCAGAGGTCATCACGATCTCGAACACAGCGTCCCCTGCGGCATTTTATGGCACAGCAACTTATGGGACATCAGGATTCGGTGGAAACTTGCAATACATCTTTGACATTCAACTCACTGGCTCTGGAAATGTCGTGGCCTTTAACTTCGAGAGTGACTCGAGTGACCCGCCATTTTCACTTGACTCAATGATCATTCAGTACGGTCAATACGGCCGGAGGTAAAATAATAATGGGAACTGGATACACTCGTAACGATACGGCCAACAACATCGCTGATGGAAACGTCATCAACGCATCGGATCTCGACGGAGAGTTTGACGCCCTTCAGGCCGCGTTTAACGCATCAAACGGACACTCACATGACGGTTCGTCAGGAGAAGGCCCTCAGATTAACACAGCCGGTTTAGCAGATGATGCTGTCACTGCCGCCAAACTGGACGACACAGCTAGCTTTACGATGGCGGGACTTACCGTATCTGGGGCTGTGGCGTTAAACGGGAGCACAACCATCGGTAATGCCGACACGGATACCGTAACGGTTACAGCGGACGTCGCCTCGAGCTTGATCCCATCTGCTGATGCAACCCACGATCTCGGTGCATCCGGGTCAGAATGGAATGACCTCTACATCACGGGCACAGCCAACATCGACGCCCTCGTAGCGGACACAGCAGACATTAACGCAGGAAGTATTGACGGGGTAACCATTGGTACAAACTCAGCGGTAACGGACCTACGTGTCGACAACCTCAAGGTTGACGGTAATACAATCTCATCGACAGACACTGCTGGAAACATCACACTAGCTCCAGACACTACAGGGGATATTCACCTCGACGCAGACACTGTCCGTGTTGGTGATTCAGGGGTTGACGCGACCATCACAACGAACGGCCTTGGTGACATTATTATCAACACCAACGCAGGTTCTTCTTCAGGTTCGATTCGTATCTACGACGGGGCAGATGGGAATATCAACCTCACCCCAAATGGTACAGGCTCGGTTGTTATCTCGAAGGCTGATATCAACGGCGGTTCCATCGACGCAACCAACATCGGGGCCTCGACTGCGGGTACAGGTAACTTCTCAACCCTGTCGATTGGTGGGACAGCAGTTACTGCTACAGCCACAGAAATTAATGGTCTTTCAGGTTTAACTGCGGATTCCACGGAGCTCAACCTTCTCGACGGTGCAACTGTTACTACCGCAGAGATTAACTACAACGATGTTACGACCCTCGGGACTGTTGAAGCATCTAAGACTGTTACTGCTGATGCGTCCGGAAACATCGACTTCAACAACGGTAATATGACCAATGTTGACATCGACTCGGGTGCTATCGATGGTACAGCTATCGGCGCGGCTTCTGCCTCTACCGGTGCATTTACAACTCTCACAGCGAGCACATCTCTCGGAATCGGTGGAACAACCATCACTGCATCTGCCGCAGAACTTAACATCCTTGATGGTGTAACGGCGGATACTACAGAACTCAATATCCTCGATGGTGTGACAGCGACTACTGCTGAGTTAAACTACCTTGACATCGGGACACTCGGAACTTCGGCGGCAAGCAAGGCCATTACAGCCGATGCAAATAATGACACAATTGTTAGTGGTGCTGTTCGTGGCACAGTAACGACTGACAACGATGTTTCTTTTGACCTGAGTACGACAAACAACTTTAAGTGCACCCCAGCGGCTGGGACGCATACGTTAACCTTCACAGGACTTACTGGTACTTCAGGACAGTCTGGCAACATCTGGTTAGACAACGGCGCAGGTGCGACTATCCAAGCGGCGACGACAACATACATTTCCGGTACTGATCTGACAACGATTAGTGCAGTCGGAGAATATTTCTTGTCGTACTTCTCTGATGGTACAAACGTGATGGTTGCTTGTTCACCATCCCTCACATCTCAAGGTGCGTAATCAATGTCTCTGATTCAAGGGAATTCACACAAGTCTTCAGTATCTGGCTTCTATCCCAAGACCATTGAAGGATCGCTACGGTTTAACGATAATGACTCTGCGTACCTGAGTTGGACTCCTACAAGTCAGGGAAATCTTAAAACTTGGACTTTTTCTGCGTGGGTAAAACGAGCGCAATCAACGGGCAATTATCAACGCATTTTTGCTTGTGGAGATTCTACTGATAATTATTCTTTGGTGTATCACGATACAGGAAACTATCTGACATCACAGATAAGAATCAGTGGGACTAATTACACAGTATCAACTGCGGCATTATACCGCGATCACTCCGCTTGGTATCACATCGTAGTAGAAGTAGATTGCACAAACGCTATCCATAAACTCTATGTAAACGGTCAACAAATTACAGAGTTTCAATCGACGCCAACAAATCCTCCAAATAGTAACACCAACGTAGGAAATACCGTTGCTCACTACTTAGGCAAAAACTCAGAAAGTAATCAACATTATTTTGAAGGCTACATGGCCGAAGTTTTCTTCATAGACGGTACAGCGCATAATGCTGACGCTTTCGGTGAAACCAAGAACGGTGTGTGGGTTCCGAAAAGCATTACATCTGCTGATTTTGACTTTGATAATAACAACAGTTTTCACCTGACGTTCCAAGACGATGCAGAGGTTGAGGCGTTCAATACTGTGTTGTATCGGGGTAATAGCGGTACGCAGTCGATCACTGGTATGGGCTTTCAGCCTGATCTTGTTTGGATTAAGAACAGAACAGGTACGAATGACCATCAGTTAGTTGATGCAGTCAGAGGTAATACCAAAGCACTTAGAAGCAACGATGTAAACAATGAAGATACTTTTACCAATGGTATTCTTTCGTTTGATTCTGACGGTGTAACACTAGGGTCTAACAGTAGATACAATGCAACCGGAAACAACTACGTTGCTTGGGGTTGGAAAGCAGGTGGCGCACCTACCGTTGATAACTCAGCAGGTGCAGGGAATGTTCCAACAGCAGGTAGTGTCAAGATTGATGGCGTTGACTCTACGTCTGCACTAGCGGGTACTATCCCTGCCACAAGAATTTCTGCTAGCACTACCTATGGGTTTAGTATTGTAGACTTAACTGATCCAAATACTGGGGCTTCATACGAGGTTGGACACGGACTTGATAGCCCGCCAGAAATGTTCTTTATCAAAAAGACAAACACAACATCTGATTGGTCTGTCTATCATAAAGACGTAGGTAATGACCGCAGACTTGTTTTGAATGATACGGGCGCACAATCAGGATCAAGCAGTGTTTATTTTGGTAGCACTACACCAACATCGTCAGTCGTAACAATTGGATCAGGTCTTTCAACAGGTGATGACTGGATCATGTACTGCTTCCACAGTGTCGAAGGCTACTCTAAGTTTGGGTCTTACAGTGGTGGGACTGCCAACTACAAAGTAACTACTGGTTTTAAGCCTTCTTTAGTTCTAATTAAACGTACTGATACTGGTAGCACAGCCGATTGGCAAATGTTTGATGGTACAAGAGATGTATCAAATCCTGTCACTGCACGACTTAATCCAAACCAACCTTATACAGAGCTTACAAACGGAAACTTTGACATTTTATCTGATGGTTTTGAGCTTAATGATACGTCAGCAGGATGGAACATTTCTGGTGGCACATACATCTACGCCGCCTTTGCAGACACAAGAGAAGCGGCCTTCTGGTTAGATCAGTCTGGTAATGACAACGATTGGCAACCAGTCAACCTAGACCATAACGATACCGTTGCAGACAGTCCTACGAATAACTTTGCGACTTGGAGTCCAATCAATCAAAAAGGCATAACACTATCAGATGGAAACTTAACAGCCGAACTTACTTACAATACAGACGATATTGTTGCCGCAACGATGGCTGTTAATAGTGGTCAATGGTACTGGGAAGTTTATTGTGACACTGTTTCCACTCAGGCTTCTGAAACAAATATTGGCATCACAAGCGTTGATACCCCGATTACACTAGGATCCTCTAATAGATGGCCTAATTCCTATTACTATCAATCTAATGGTCAAAAACGAATTGACGCCACAGCCTCTGCTTACGGATCATCATATTCAAGCGGAATAACCATTGGGGTTGCTTTGGATTGCGATGCTAACACCGTGGAGTTTTTCCGAGATAATGTGTCGCAAGGTTCAATTTCTATTGATGCAGACACAACGTACTATGCAACAGTAGCTACAGGTGGTGCGGCAACATCTAAAGTAACAGCCAATTTCGGCCAACAACCATTCAAATTTGATCCACCTGCGTAGGAACTAGACATGGCATATTTACCACTCAGCACAGCCAACCTACCCGATCCTGCGATAGACCCTGCACAGGACAAAGAGCCACGGGACTACTTTGAGACATTCCTATACACAGGTAACGGTGCAGGATTACAGGTTGGTGATGTCATTAAGAAGCCTGCTGATACGATTGATATCAGTAGTTCGTTGTTATTTAACGATGATGACTCTGCATACCTAAGTAAGACTGACTTTGGCACTTCTACTAATACAGCTAAACGCACATTTTCCACTTGGATAAAGTCTTGCGATACGGCGTATACAACATACGATCATATCATCGGTGCAGGAGCTTCTAGCGTTGATGGTTTTGGTTTTAGCTCCGAAGGAAAACTTCAAGTCCTTAGAGGTGGTACTGAGCTTGATACAGGAACCCAAGACATTCGAGATCCAAGTAGTTGGTATCATGTCATGCTGACTTGGGACAGCACTGCGGGTGAATGGTACATGTATATCAATGGGGTGTTAGATGCCACAGGAGTTGCTTCTGGTGCGCTAAGTAAAATAGGGCAAAGCGGTCAAACCAACACAATAATGAAGCGGAGCAATGCCGCCCAATACATACACGGGTATCTCGCTGAGACTGTGTTTCTTGACGGCTACATCGGCAGTGTTACAGACTTTGGCGAATTTGACGCTAACGGTATTTGGATTCCGAAAGATATATCTACGGCGGGTTTAACCTACGGTACTAATGGTTTTTATCTCAACTACGCTGACAGCAGTGACCTTGGTAAAGACGTATCTGGTCAAAACAATCATTGGACATCAAACAACCTTGCGGCAACAGATCAGGTTAGTGATAGCCCTACTGATAACCACGTTACTTTTGATACTACAAAGACAGGTGTTCGTCATGTTTTATCTGAAGGTAATCTTGAGATAAACGGAAGTGTCGGCAACCAATTCAATACGAGCATGACGACAACTGCTGTTTCAACTGGTAAGTATTACTGGGAATTTAATGTCATTGATGGCGACAACAATACCGTATGGGTTGGTGTTGCAAATCCAGATAGCACTTGTGCATCAGGCACTACTCAAGCAACTACGCTTGAGGCCGCTAAGAGTTGGAATATATATGGATTCAACGGGACAATGTATCTCGATGGGACATCCAATACTACGTTCACTGGCACGATAACATTTGGAACTGGCGATCTGATGATGCTCGCTATGGACGCAGAGACTGGCAAAGTTTGGATTGGAAAGAATGATGCTTGGTTCAACTCTGGTGATCCTGCCGCAGGGACAGGCGAGATGTTTACTGCATCTGGAAGCCTACTTCCGATCTGGGGTTCTTATAAAGTTCAGCACAATGTGTCTGCAAACTTTGGACAACGCTCATTCACCTACACTCCGCCAACAGGCTTCCTAGCCCTATCCGAAGACAACATCACAGTCGATGATCAGAACCTAGAGAATCCTGACTTGGTGTGGATTAAGAGCCGTGACCAAGCAAGGCATCACGGTTGGTTTGATTCTGTCAGAGGCGAAGGACTCTATCTTCAGTCGTCAAACACAGACGGCGATGGAACAAGTGAAGGTGGGGTTATTGATTTCAACACCAATGGGTTCACTATTGCAAATGACAATAACATCAACTTCAACGAATCTGGGCAGGACGAGGTTGCATGGTGTTGGAAAGCGGGGACGCCATTTAGCTACTCCGGAGAAACAGGAACAATTGATTCTGTTGGTTCGGTAAACACTGAGTCTGGGTTTTCAATTGTGACCTATACTGGCAGTAGCGTCGTTAATGAAGAACGAGTAAAGCACGGGCTTAGTTCTGCTCCAGAAATGATCCTAGTTAAAAACAGATCTGATGCAAACAACTGGGCTGTTTATCACAAAGACTTAACCACTAATTATTTCCTTGAGCTTAATTCGACAGGAGCGCAACAATTAGGATCAAATCCTAGGTTTTTGTCTGGAGATTACGGAACATCCCTACCGACAAGCACTTACTTCTATGTTCGTAATTACACAGGGTCAACAACCAATGACAACGGTGATGATTATGTGGCGTATTGTTTCCATTCAGTCGATGGATTTTCAAAGCTTGGCTCATACACTGGCAACAATAATGCAGATGGCCCATTTGTCTACACAGGGTTTAGACCTGCTTTTATTTTAATAAAAAGCTCAACTGTTTCAGGAAGTGCTTGGTATATTTTTGATGAAAAAAGGAACATCTACAATCCGTTAACATTTGATATATATGCTAACTACACTAACGCAGAAAGCGGAAGTTCATCTGGTAGACTGGATATGCTTTCAAACGGTTTTAAAATGCGTAGCACAAGTGCAGATACCAATAGCAACGGGGCTACAATGATCTACATGGCCTTTGCCGAAAACCCATTTAAATACAGCCTAGCCCGCTGATAAGGAGATAGAAACAATGTGGACTTACACAGGTCTAAGAAAGCGTGAAGGCCGAGTCTGGACAGACAACAACGGCACAAAGTACCCGGCACAATGGTGGTCACGCACAACCAATGCAGAGAAGATTGCCGTGGGGCTAGTCTGGGTAGACGATCCTGTACAGTATGATTCACGTTTCTACACTGGTGACGGCACCCCGAAAGCACTGGGGGATGTCAATGCTGTCGATGATGACGGCAATGCAATCCTCGACGAAGACGGTGTACAGGTAGTTATCCGTGGCCTTAAGTACAACGCAGTACAGCAGACTAAGGCAACTGCGGCAGGACTCTTACAGCCAACAGACTGGCACGTTATCAAAGCGGCAGAGGTATCTGGCTACACTGTGCCATCAGCAATCACAACCTACCGTGCGGCAGTCAGAACAGCCTCTAACACGATTGAAACAGCAATCAATGGTGCGGCGAACCATGCGGCGTTTATGGCTCTCTATGACGCTCCTGTGGACGCTGACGGTGTGCCTACGGGTAATGCCCCGATCAACGACTGGCCGGATGAAATCTAACGATGGACATGATGATTTGGAATATCGTCTTATCCGCACTCATCACACTGGTGGGGTGGTTTGGCGTACAAATGCACACGGAGTTGCATCGCCTATCCATTCTCCTCAACAAAACCCGTGAAGAAATTGTGCAGTGCCAGTTAAGCATCGCAGAAAAGTACGCACGGAAAGACGAAGTCAGGGAAGACATGGAACGACTTATGGACCGCTTGGATGCCCTCGACGCTAAGATTGACCGTCTCATAGAAACACGGTCATGATCTTTGAGGCCATAGCCGCCATCAAGATAGCTAACGAAGCTATCGGGGCTATCAAGGAGTTTGCCGGACACATCCAAAGTGTCGGTGAAATGGGTCCACAACTTACCAAACTCGCTGACGCTAAAGAAGAACTAGAAAAGAAAGCGAAAGACGGTGACATGGAATGCTTCTTTGAACTCGAAAAAATACGACAAAGAGAAGCCGAAATCAAACAAATGTTTATCTACCAAGGCCGTGCAGGTCTCTGGGATGATTACTGTAAATTCATAGCCAACCGGAAACAACTAAAAGAGAATGAACGCAAACGCATCGCAGAGGCCAAGAAGCGTAGGCAAAAACAAATTAAAGACTGGTCTATTGGTATTGGTGTCTCCCTTGCCGTTCTTTCTGCTGTTGGGCTTATTGGTTACATCTTCTACTGGATCGTAACAACCAAAGGAAAGTAACTATGTGGATGTTATTCGTACTGAT